GGTCAGTCGCGCCCAGGAAATGTGAGTCGATGGTCATTTGCTCATGGTTGCCGCGCACGGCATGGAACCAAGGCATTGCCATCCACTCGGTTGCCTGGTCGCTTTCGTCACCGCGATCAACCAGATCCCCAACCGAGAACAGCCGGTCAACTGACGGATCAAACCCAACCGCATCGATGGCCTTCTGCAGGAGGGTGAAGCAGCCGTGGATATCGCCCACGGCAAAGTCCCGGCCTGCTGTGTTTCGCGCGAAGCGCTTGATCAGGCTCATGCCGCAATCCCCCAATGGTCAGCCGTGGTGAACTGCCAGCTGTAGCCCTTGTGCGTCTTCTGCCTACCGGTGCAGCAGCTGCTGATGGAGTGCTTGGAAAACCCGTCGACCTCAGCGTCCGTCCCGGACCTGTAGACGCGCTGCTCGCCAGTCTTCAGATTGGTGCCGACCACTGGCTTAGCAGTGGGATGGTCACCGCCGAACACGCCGAGACTCGTTGGGCGACGGCCAAGCTCACGAAACGCATGAAGGTTGTTCTCTTGCTGCGTAACCCACTCGAGGTTTGCAGCTCGGTTGTCCGTGCGATCGCCGTTCTTATGGTTTACGACGCGGCCATCTTCAAAGCCCTCGCAGAACTCGAAGGCGACAAGCCGATGAACGTAGTGGCGAGCCTTTCCGCTGAGGCTGACCTGCAGATAACCCGTTGACTTGGACAGGAAAGGCTTGAGCAGTCGGCCCGGCAGCAGGCGTTCATATCCAGCTGCCCGCCCGCACGCCTTCTGCTGAACCATCCGATCCTTACTGCGAACACGGCCTTCGCTGCTAACCTCGTACCCGGCGTCCATTCGGGACTGCTTCCATTCTTCGCTCATCAATACCGCCCTCCCCAGTTGTCCTTCTGGGTCCAGCGAACGGAGTGCTCCGCGCCGAAAGCTTCTATCCAGTCGATCAGCGAGGCGCACTTCTTCACGCCCAGCTTTGAGGTTTTTTCGTAGATGACGTCGAAGCCGTTGCCGTCGAGCGCCGGGATCATCGTTGCGTTCTCGCCGATCTCGCGCAGCCAGGCCGCGGTGCATAGGCGCTTCCAGATCAAGATGTTCCACTTCTTACCGGCGTGCTCTACCTGCTTGGCAATGTCAGCCAACATGGCGTGCAGCTTTGCGTTCTGCTCTGCGGTGCGGTCTTCGTCACTGATAGCCAGCTTGCGCGGCTGATCCAGCTCGACGGACTGAAGCCAGGCGATGGCGCGCTGGCGGTCCATCTCATTGCGCAGGGGGAAGGTTGGGTTAGCCATTGGCCACCTCCCGCAGCAGGTCAAGCTTCGCCCGCAGTTCGATAAGCTCGACGGTCTGCTCACGGTAGATATCGATGTGCTTGTCGTTCTGCGCGCGCAGCTGGGCATTCTCCAGCTCCAGGCGCCGGACATATGCGCGTTCGCGTGCAGTCATTCGGGAATCAGCCATGGCGGCGCGCCTCCCGCTTGTCGTGGTCGTCCTGGCAGGAGATGCAGCGCTCTGCCCAGGGTGCCGCGGCGCGACGCTTGGCGGGGATAGCCTCGTCGCAGTCGATGCAGAACTCAGCGCCCTGCCCCTGCAGCCTGGCCTGTACCAGGGCCACGCCACCTATACGATCTGCCTCCTCTAGGCCAGTAGCGCGGTCTGTTACATCGGGGGCTGTGCGGGACTGCTCGTAGGCTTCGGTGATTTCCATGTAGTCGGTCATTTCCGTGCTCCTACGCCGCGCTGGGTGCTTCCGTCAGCACAGACGACGCGATTGTCATTGCCGCGGGATAGGCCTATGCCTGCCCCGGTGATTGCTTGAGGGCGGAAGCCCTGCTTCTGGAGGGCCTGAACGGCCAGGCGCTGCTGATACGGCATCGCGTAGATGGCCTGACGGGTCTTGGCGCAAGCGGTGTGCTTATGGCCGTTGCGCGGATTGCCGCAGATGTCGCAGCACCACTTGAGGTCCAGGCCTTCGTGAATGCGGCCGGTGCCGATGGAGGTGGTCATCCTTTGGCCCTCCCGCGCGCCGACTTCCAGTCGAAGCCGATGGCGAAACCGCCGCCCTCACGCAGGCGATCGACGCAGCGCTCGCCAAGCGCAGCCGATAGCTCGTCAGCCGGAAGATTGGAGATGACGACGGTCGGCAGCAGCTGCTCATAGCGGCCGTTGATGATGCGGAACAGGGTCGCCAGCTCGAACTCGCTTGGCTTCGTAGCTCCGGCTTCGTCTAGGATCAGCAGCTTCGGGGCGATCAAGCTGCGCATGACCTCCTCCTCGGTCACGTCTCGGGCGTCGTAGCTCGACCGGATCTCAGCCAGCACGCCACCGACCGTGCGGTAGATTGCCGAGATGCCTTTCTTGTGGATGAGACGGTTTGCGATCGCAACGGCCAGGTGAGTTTTCCCGGTGCCAAGACTGCCAAGCAGCAACATGCAGCGCCCGGCTTTCAGGTGCTCCTCGAAGTTGTCCGCGTAGGACTGGCAGATGTTGAGCGCCTCCTTCTGCTCTGGAGTACGAGCCTCGTAGTTGGCAAACGACTTCTCAGCAAATCGGCGAGGGATGCGCGCCTTCTGAAGCTGCCAGTGCGCGAAGTCACGCAGTTTGTTCAGCCGCTCCTCTTCGGCGCGCGCCTCTGCAAAGCAGTTCGGGCACGAACTCGGCTCATGCCCATCACGCAGGACTGAGATGTAGTCGCCGTGCTTGTCGCAGACTGCAGGCTTCTTGCCTGTAACGCCGAAACGGCGGTCAAGCTCGGTCAGCGCTGTGCTCAATTCAGAAGCCATGAGTGCCATCCTCCCGCTCGATCAGGCCTGCTTTGTAGTCACGCTCAGCAAAGCCGGTGTGACGCGAGGCACCAGGGAAGTGGTGCACATTGGCAGCCGGCTTCACCTCATCGTTCCAGCGCTTCCCGTTGAGCCAGGTGGCCGCGTGCGGGATGAACTGCCCGTCGTCCTTCAGCCAGCCCTGGCAGGTGCAGTGCTTGGCCAGAGACTCGAGGATCTGAGCCAGCAGCTCGGCATCAGGATCGATCTTCGCGAATGCCTTGCGGGCGTTGTCCTTGGCGGTCTTGCGCGGGTACAGCTTCCAGAAGGTTTCGAAGGCCTCGGCGCACTCGGCAGTCATGCCCTTTGCGGCCTTTTGAGTCCCTGAATAATTCCCCTCAGCATCGGGAAGCTCGGACGGCTCCTCGTTCTTGTGCGGGTTCTGGTGCTTCTCGAAGTTGTTGATCTGTATGCAGGCTTTGCCGTCGACTTCGTAGCGCTGGATGAAGTCGTGCTTATCCAGCCAGGACAGCAGCGCGTCAGCGTCGATGCCGTCGCGGTAGGGGAACACTTCAGCCTTGATGCGCAGCGGGCGGTCTTCCAAGATTCCGCGCCGGTCTGCCAGCGTCCAGAGGCCAATGAACAGGAGTGTGGCGATCGGGTCAGCCACGCCGAGAACTTCGTTCTTGAACAGTGCCGGTTTGATATTCCTAGCCCTCGCCATTTATGCAGCCTCCTTAAAAGCGGCCACGGCCTCAGCTGCAAGGTTTTCAATCGTGCCGATGCACGCCTCAGAATCCTCAAGGGCAGACGCGTATAGCTCAGCAATTCCCGTCGGGCTTAGCTGAGAAAAGGCAATCGCTGCGTTGAGGAAGAAAAGGCTGTAGCCGCGACCGGCCAGGCTGGTGAAAAGGTCGCCGCCATAACACTCGTCCAGAAACAGCTGCTCTAGTGATTGCGCATGAACTACTGCTACACCCCAATCAGTGCGAGCCTGAATCTTCGAAGTTGCGCCGACTTGCGCTGATGAAGACTGAATCGCCGATAGCAGGTGCTCCGCCTTCTCGTCTTCTCTCTTTCTGTGAATGGCCAGGGTTTCATCCGTGGCAGCATCAAAACCTGCAGCCACTGCGTTCGACAAAACATCGAAGTCGACGCCTGAAAACCATTCATTGCCGTGCTTGGGAATGCCTGACATGGCGCAAAGATTGATCAGGTCCCGCTCGGCGCCTTTGCAGTCAACTAGCAAGGCGGACACGCAGCTCCTCGTCATCACCGCGCCTCTCATGCGCGATGCCGACTGGTGAGAGACGATCCGATTCTTCGGGGCTCTGCCTCTGCCAACCTTTACCCAGCCATCCGAGAACTCGACCGCATAGACGTGGCCGATGTTTATCGGGGAAACCTTTGCGCATCCCGAGCTGCGTCTTGCGTCTTTGGAATCATTCATCTAATATTTCCTCAGTTCCTGCTGTTGAAGAACCCGGTCTTTCCCACCGGGTTTTTTATTGCCTGCCGTTTGGGTTTCAGTCCCTGGTCAGGCCCTATTCAGGCTTTCGCCGAAAAGGTCTTACGGTTCCCCGCTTCGCTGATGGCCGGGTGATTCTGCTAACGGCCTCGTTCAGGTCGCGCTCCACCTCTTGTCCCAGCAGTTCCTCGGGGGTCATTCCTCGTCGTGCAGCTGCCTTACGCAGCATTTCCAGCTCATCCCCGTAGAGATAGGCGGGCAGATCTACTTTTTGAGGCACAAGCCCCTCCTCGGGGCCTTCAGGCCGCGGTTACTTCATCGCTATCCTCGGCAGCCAGGCGCTCCAAAGCGGCCTCGACCAAATCACGAACCAGCACCGCCTTCTGTGTGCGGTGAAACTGAGCCAATGCGTCGATCAGCTTGTAGGTGGCGTCATCTACGCGCAGCTTGATCTCGCGGTCGCGTAGGTGGTTGGGGTCTGCATACATGGCAATTTCCTTCTGCGGGGATGAATTGTGAAAAAGGAATCAGGCAGCGGTCTTGACGCGCTTGAGTCGCGGGCAGAGGTCGACGGCCTTGAACAGCCCGCCAGTGACCTCTTCGGCCTTGAGCGCGGTAATGGCGTGCATTCCACGTTTCCCAGTGACCCAGCCGGAGACGGTGGTCTGGTCAATACCAAGGGCCTCGCCGGTCTTGACCTGCGTACCGAAGTGCTTGACGAGCTGTTCGTAGATGTTCATGTGGCGCCCTTTTACGATTCTCGCCATATCTTAGGTTATGGCGAGAACCCTTTGCAAGCCTATGGCAAGAATCCTGATCATTTACCCATGAACAGCATCGGCCAACGCGTCAAAGCAGCCCGGAAATACGCCGGCCTGACACAAGTCCAGCTCGCTGAAAAGGCGCAGATGGACCAGACCACAATCTCAAAGCTTGAGAAGGGTCATAACGCCAAGTCCGCCTTCTGCGTGCGGATCGCAGTTGCGTGCGGCGTTAGCCCGGTATGGGTTGAAACTGGACAAGGCGACATGCTGCCTAAAGAATCGAGCTCCCCCACCGATAATGGGGAGAATGTAGAACCACTCCGGGTCCATGACGCATCCGTTATTTCGTTCAGCGACTTCCATAGAGTGCCGCTGATCAGCTGGGTAGCTGCGGGATCGTGGAGTGAGGCTATCGACCTTTACGAAGTAGGCGATGCTGAGGTTTGGATGCCCTGCCCTGATCCGATTGGCCCGCGCGGCTTTGCACTGCGCGTTGAGGGGGACTCGATGACGAGCCCCTACCCTGGTTCCGAAAGCTATCCGCACGGGACGTTTATCTACGTCGACCCAGACGTAGCCCACAAATCCGGCGATCCAGTGATTGCCAAGCTGCCGTCCAGCAACTCAGCGACGTTCAAGATATTCATCGAGGACGCAGGGAAGTTCTATCTGAAGCCGCTGAACCCTCAGATGCCCATCATCCCCATCACCGAAGAGACGCACATCGTGGCGGTTCTCGTTGGCGCCTACAAACGCCGCTGATCCTGTCCAGCCCGCCTCTGGCCCGAAAGGGCCTGTAGAGGGAATCAGGAATCAGGAATCAATGAAGAGGGAATCAGGAATCAGCCCGAGCGCTACCGAATAAATCGGGAGTAGTACCGATTTTATCGGGCTTTTTCTGGAGCGCTACCGAATAACTCGGTATTTCAACCACTTAGCAGTGGTGATCCCTCGTCTCTGCCAGAGCCTCTGTAGTCGCGCCTGTAGCGTGCGAACTCTTTCCGCATCACCTTGCGCGCCTTTTCTGCGCCGACCTCCTCAATCAGCAGCCTGACGCTCACAGCCGCCATCTGATCAGCTGTTGTAGGTGTCACATCTAGCCGCTCACCCTGCCAGGTCGCCTTGACCGAGGCCGCGATAAACACCCTTGCCATGTGATCCACCTCCAAGATTTCGGATATTCAATTCACCTTTCGTCGCCTGACGACCGGGAAGATTCCGCCCAAAAAACCGATATGAGCAAAAATATGGCGATGACCATTGACAGTGAATATGGCTTGCGTCATATTTGCTCCAACGAAGCGAAACACGCTTCAGGGCCTCAAGAGGCCTCGGGTGATCCCGGAACGCTCTTTACACAACTTGGGAACATCGCGGCGGGGTCTGCTTCGGCATACAGCGCGATCAACAAATTCCCCGCTCCATGCCAGCTCTGGAACTGGCCGTGGCTCCACATGCAGCCACGCGAAGTTGCGCAACCGCCTCTCTGGAATACGCCAGTAGCTGACCAGGGCCTGAGACGACTCGGCATAGCGCGCAACGGAGAACGAACTGTCAAGGAATCCTTGGTAGTTCAAACGGAACATTCACTTCTGGCCATTCGCAAGAGTGGCCAGCGGGAAGACAACCGGAGAACGGATATGACTGATTTTGGCGTAAGCGAACAAACCGTAAACGATGCGGCTGAATCGTGTGCACGCCGCCTGGCCAAGTGGTTCGGCGGCGCTGAGGAAGCTGCCGCAGCGATGGAAGCCGACCCGATAGCGATGATGGAGATCGCCCTGGCTGACTTCATGAAGGAACGCCAGGCGCTGACGCTGAAGGTTCACATGAACCCTAGGCCATTTACCAGGCTGTGTGCAGAGCTGCTCCAGGCTGGCGGGAAGCTACCAAACTTGCATGAGGCCGCCCAATGAAGCCCACCAAGCAACCCGCGCCACCCCGCCCCGCCCTATCGCTAGTACCCAAGGACAGGGGCACAGAGCAGTTCCCGTATGGAAGGCAGGCGGTAGGCCGGAAGGTCGTGCCTTTCACGGTAGGCCGCTGATATGCCCGCCACAGCAGAGCTTTTGATTATGGCAGCCGTTCTATTAGCCACCCAGGCTTATGAGGTGTGGCTGGAGAGGCAGAACAAACAACCGAGGACAACGGAATGAACAAGCAAGAGTTCATTGACCAAGAGGTCGCAAAGAATCGCGAGGCTTTCGGGCGCTGGGGCTCAACTCAGCGCGTCAACTCTGCTGACCCAGTGAAGCTGATTACACAGCCCTCTCCGAAGAATGAGCACGAAGCGTTACAGCACGGTAACGCACTCGCCAGCACCGGCAACTACCCAGCTGGCACAAGCGGATGCTTCAACGTCGGCATATCGGGCGGGTGCGGCCTAGAGTGCTACGTCTACCTGTCAGGCCAGTGCGGAGAACCGCAGGAGATGGTTCCTCACCTCAACGAGGAAGAGCTTAAGGCTCACAACGAACTTTACAGCTAACCGCCCCATGGGCACCCATCAGCACATAGGAGGATGAGATGAGCGAATGGATAAGCGTTGAGACTCAGATGTCACCAAATGGCGAAGCTGTGCTGGTGTGGTGCGCTGGCAGTGAATGCCCAGGAGTGGCCTGGTGGCGAGGAACGGCTCGCGGCTGGATTATCCCTGAGCCGCAAGCAATAGGCGCCGAAAGCATCACGCACTGGATGCAGCTCCCCGCGCCCCCGAGCGCCCCATGCTAACCCTACCCCAAACCCTCCTCCTCATCTGCGTACTAGCTGCGCTGTGGGGGTGGGAGTGGTGGAGAGAGAAAGGAGAGAAGTGATGACGACTGAAACAGGCGGGCCGGCGTTTCCTCTTGGCAACACGCCCGAAGAATGGATGAACGGCATGACCCTTCGCGATTACTTCGCGGCTAAGGCGATGCAGGGGTGGACAGCGAACCCGCTGCCTAATGATTCGTCGATTCAAGACGTCGCCGCATGGGCGTATCGCCAGGCCGACGCAATGCTCGCAGCCCGCACCAAATAACCCCCTCCTGAGCCAGCCAGACCAGACCCTAACGGGCCTGTAATAACCGAGGGCGCCCGGTGCTGGTAGCGCCATGAATTCAGATAGCGCCACTGGCGCAAGGAGATCGAAATGACGATTCAAGCAGCGCCGGTACAGCGCGACGAATGCGGCCAGTGGACTCATCCAGACTTCCCCGACTGGGATGAAGGCGCAACACGCGAAGAGATACGGGCATGGTTCGCTGATAACAACCTCGTATTCCAGATCAATGAAATGGAATACGAAGTCGACACGGACGCAGACCCCTACTTCATCGACGGCTGCGGCAGCTTCTTGCACTGGGAGCCAGCGAAGCCGGTAGGTGAAGGCTGGTTCGCCCTATCCATGCACGAAACCGAATGCGGTCCTGTCTGCATCTGGGCCAAGAGCATTCAGTAACGACCATCAGCTGGAGCCGATCCGGCGTCACGGAAGACAACTCCTGCCTAGCGCCTGCCGGGAATCGGTAGCAGGCATTCATTCCATCGCCCATCCGGGCAACCGAGGTATCCACCATGAAGCACTACGGACCCACAGGGCGCCGCGAACAGCCGTGCCCGGATGACAGCGTTTCCGAGGCAGACGTGATCCACGAAGCGCTGATGGAGCACGACGAAGCAACAGTCTCCGCCTTCATCGACTACTGCGATGACCGGATAGACGCATTCCTCGAACACGAGGCCAACCGGCGCCGCGAACACGCCGACGAGATTAAGCGGGAGGCAGCATGAAGACCGACATCCAGAAAGCCGTATTCGACCTGTTCTGCATCTGCCACGACGTGACGCAGGCCGGGCAATACGAAGCGTATCTCTCCTACGCCGGCAACACGAACGGCATATACGCCCGGGTCTATGACAGGGCAGAGGATCAGACGGTGTTCAATCAACACTGCTACATCAGCGGGCTGACCGGCGAAGGCGACCCGGACCTGCTCGACAAGCTCCGCGCCCTATCCGATCGGGTCAGCGAGTTCCTGCTACCAGCACAGGAGGAGGCGGCATGAGCAAGGAAGTGAAGCGCTACGAGCTGCGCATCGTTGACCGGTACGCCGGCGACGGAACTGGCGATATCGAAACGGACGCCAGAATGAAGCAGGAAGCCAAAGGGCGCTACGTGCTGTTCAGCGACTACGACGCCCTTCTCGCTGAGCGGGATGCAGCTCGGATGCGGGTCAAGGAGCTTGATCTGCTGTTCGGTCGCTACCTGCTAGCCATGAAAGCCGCCGTGATCGACGCAGACCAGCGCGGCGACGAAGAGGGCATGCGGTGGATATACAACAGCCTGGAAGGCCCCGGCGAGCTTCCCGCAGAGGACGAGATCGACGCACAAGCGTTCTTCGACCGTGAAATCAAGCCGATCAACGAGGCGATGGCCGAACTGCTCGCCGCCCTGCAAGGAGATCAGCCATGACCGCCTACGTCCTCAAGGAGCTGGCCGGCGCCCTAGGCATCACTGTAGCCGGATCGCTTATCGGAACTCTCGCCTACGTTGCGCTATTGGGGGGTGTGTGATGGATGA